GCTGTTGGACTAGCTGTAGGAGCTGCAGTCGGTTCAGCAGTTGGACTAGCTGTAGGACTAGCTGTAGGACTAGCTGTAGGAGACATTGTAGGAGCAGGATAAGGAGCAGGAGTTACCGGTGCTGGAGTCGGAGCTGGTGTTGGTGCTGGGGTAACTGGAGCTGCTGTAGGACTTGGAGTCGGAGCAGGGGTTACCGGAGCAGCGGTTGGACTTGGAGTCGGAGCTGGTGTTACAGGAGCGGCTGTTGGACTAGCAGTAGGTGAAGGTGTTACAGGAGCTGCTGTTGGACTAGCTGTTGGACTAGGAGTAACTGGTGCGGCTGTAGGTTCTGGAGTCGGAGCAGGAGTTACAGGTGCTGGTGTTACCGGACTAGGGGTTACTGGTGCTGGGGTTACCGGAGCAGGGTAAGGGCTAGGAGTTGTAGGAGCAGGAGTTACAGGTGCTGCTGTTGGACTAGCTGTCGGTTCAGCAGTAGGGCTAGGAGTTACTGGTGCTGCAGTTGGACTAGCTGTTGGGCTAGGAGTAGTTGGTGCTGGTGTTATAGCAGGAGTTGGGGCTGGTCCGCAGTATGCCATACATTCAGCATAAGACGTATAAGTACCTGCTCCTGGTCCCATATATGTACATTCAACTCCCATACAATCCCAATCTAACGATGAAGCTGGTGCTGGTGTTGATATAGGTGCTGGTGTTACCGGAGCGGCTGTAGGTTCAGGGGTAACAGGAGCAGGTGTTACCGGTGCCGGGGTTACCGGAGCTGGATACGGTGATGGCGTAGTCGGAGCAGGGGTAATAGGAGCTGCTGTTGGACTAGCTGTTGGTTCAGCAGTTGGGCTAGGAGTTGGAGCAGGTGTTGGAGCCGGAGTAGGTGCAGGAGTTGGAGATGTTGTTGGAGCAGGAGTTGGAGCAGGGCATACTCCTAAATCATATAAACTACCGCCGCCTGCTTCAATTGGGCCATAGGATAAATTAGCACAGAAAATTACTTGATTACCACTTCCTAGATTTGGATCTGATTGTAATACATTAGTACAATCATACCAACTTATGCTGATTGAAGATTCTGTATTATTTTCAATTCTATATTCTCTACATGCATTAGCATAAGTTGGGCTAGGAGTTGTAGGAGCAGGAGTTACTGGTGCTGCAGTTGGACTAGCTGTCGGTTCAGCAGTAGGGCTAGGAGTAACTGGTGCTGGATATCCCGGTGCTGGAGTAACTGGTGCAGGGGTAACAGGAGCGGCAGTTGGACTAGGCGTTACAGGTGATGGTGCCTGTGCTTCACAGGTTAGTAAACAAGCAGCTTCCGATACATAAATTCCTCCTGTTCCTACATATGTACAAACTCCATCAACGCAGTCCCATGCATAAACTGGTGCGACTGGAGCTGGTGTTACAGGAGCTGCTGTAGGACTAGCTGTTGGACTAGCTGTTGGTTCAGCAGTAACTGGTGCTGGATATCCTGGTGCTGGTGTTGTAGGAGAACTTACTGGGCTAGCTGTTGGACTAGGTGTTACAGGAGCAGGAGTAACAGGAGCTGGTGTTACAGGTGCTGGATATCCTGGTGCTGGAGTAACAGGGGCAGCAGTTGGACTAGGCGTTATAGGAGCAGGAGTTACTGGTGCTGGTGTTGCTCCACAGTACAGTAAACATTCAGCTTCTGATACATAAGTTCCTGCTCCTGGTCCCATATACGTACATACACTACCTAAACAATCCCAATCAAACGATGAACCTACTGGCGAAGGAGCAGATGGAGCAGGTGTTACCGGTGCGACTGTCGGTTCAGCAGTAACTGGTGCTGGATATCCTGGTGCTGGTGTTACCGGGGCGGCTGTAGGTTCAGGGGTTACTGGTGCTGGTGTTACCGGGGCGGCTGTAGGTTCAGGGGTTACTGGTGCTGGTGTTACAGGAGCAGGAGTTACAGGAGCTGCAGTCGGTGAAGGTGTTACAGGAGCAGGAGTAATGGGAGCAGGAGTTACAGGTGCGGCTGTCGGTTCCGGAGTAACTGGTGCTGGAGTAACAGGGGCTGGTGTTACAGGAGCTGCTGTTGGACTAGCTGTCGGTTCAGCAGTAGGGCTAGGAGTTACCGGAGCGGCAGTCGGAGCTGCTGTTGGGCTAGGAGTTACCGGAGCGGCAGTCGGAGCGGCAGTCGGAGCTGCTGTTGGTGCAGGAGTAGGTGCGGGTGTTAGCTGTAATGCAGTAAATCTAATATCACATTCTGCTCCAGTTATATCTAATGTACAATCTCTTTCAAAGACCGCATATAATGTATTAATACTACTACTGTATGGAACTGTTATATCGTTATTAGTAGAATAAGTTGCATTTGAGTTTGAATACCCTTGAATAAGTGGTCTATTATCTTGATTACCACTAGCCCATCTAACTAATACAAATCCAGCTGAACCTGTAGCGGAAAAGCTTGCAGAGGGGTAGGGGTTATAAAGGAATACTTTCTTAGATCCTGTTATACCGCCTTGATATTCTTGTGCGTATGAAGAAGTAAAAGCTGGTCCAGTAAATCTTATAGCGCCTGATGGAAATAATATTGCAGAACCGTTTGTATCTGAACCTGTTACGTATGCATTAAAGTAAAAGCCCCATTTTCCGCGAAAATGATCCATATCGTCTTCGACTGTATAAAAGCCTTGTCTAGCTGGCCAGACATGTGAATGCAGACCCTGTAAATCATTTTCAACAAGAAAATCATTTAAGTGATCGTCAACATTTATTCCACTACCGGTATTGGGAAACTGATAACTTGGCATCTACCTCTACTAATTAATTATATTTTATAAATAGCAATTAAGACTCTATTTTACTTGCTATCCATTTATAAGTTTCTGTTAAACCTATATGTAATGGTTGTGTTGGTGCCCATCCTAACTTCTCCTTAATCAAAGTGTTGTCAGATGTTCTACCTCTCACTCCTTGAGGTCCTGATATGTTTTTAATTTCAATATGCTTATCTGCTAAACCAGCTACTAAATTAGCTAACCCGTTCATTGAAATAATTTCTTCTGATCCTATGTTAATTGGCTCTTTGAAGTCTGAATTCATTAATCGACGGACACCTTCTATTGCTTCATCTATATAAAGGAATGAACGGGTTTGTAATCCATCCCCCCATACTTCTATTTCTCCGTTTGTCGGTGTTTTTGCAACTTTACGACATATAGCTGCTGGTGCTTTCTCTTTACCACCGTCAAAAGTACCTTCTGGTCCAAATATATTATGGAAACGAGCAACTCTTATATCTATTCCGTAATTTCGGTTATATGTTGCATATAATCGTTCAGAAAATAGTTTTTCCCATCCGTATTCCGAATCTGGTTGTGCAGGGTATACAGAATCTTCTTTACAGTTTGGATTTTCAGGATCTAACTGGTTATGCTCGTTATAAACACAGGCAGATGATGCATAGAATATCTTTTTAACGTTTTTCTTTTGTGCTTCGTTTAGTACATTAAGATTTATTAACATTGAGTTATGAACCACATCTGCATCATGATCCCCGGTATTAATATAACCTGCTCCTCCCATATCTGCTGCTAATTGGTAAACTTCATCAAAAGGTTTACTGTCTGGTGCATACATAACCACAGATGTCTTTAGCGGGTCTCTTAAATCGGCTATAACAAAGTCATCTGCTGTCGAATGTGAAAAGTCTGGGTGTTTAATATCTACTCCTCTTACCCAGTACCCTTCTGATTTTAATCTTGTAACTAAATGTGAACCGATAAAACCTCCGGCACCTAATACTAATGCTGTTTTCATATGTTTATTTTTTTATATAATAATCTTCTAATATTAATCCATCCATTTGAGTATTCTCTAACATCCATATAGCATCTCGATAACTGTTTAAGATTGGCTTGCCTGCTATGTTGAAAGATGTATTTAATAACACCGGGTGAGGGTTAAAATCTTTAAATCTAGTTAGTAAGTAGTATAACCAGTCATTTTGCGACTGAGTTACTGTCTGTAATCGAGCTGTTCCGTCAATATGTGTTGCTGATGATAATATACCTTTATATTCCGGTCTTACATCAGGGCAGAATGACATCCATTTATTATCTGTGTTTTTAATATCGAAATACTGGTAAGAGTCTTCTAGTCGGCATACAGGAGCAAATGGTCTATATGCTTCTCTATTCTTTACCTTTGCATTTAAGATATCTTTCATACCCGGTATTGCAGCGTGACATATTATACTCCTGTTACCCAACGCTCTTGGTCCTAGTTCTGATCCTTTACGTACTACTCCTATAATTTTTCCTGCTATTAGGTCCGGAATAATATCATCAAAACTGTACTTCTTGCCGTTATACTTTTCTACGTACTCAGTTAACATTACTTTATCCCAAACTTCAGGTCCTAAATAAGTTCCGTTAAATGCAGTCTTAGGTTTTAAATAATCTAACATAAATCCTAAAGATAAACCACAATCACTTGGATTAGGTGGAACAAATATTTGTCTTTCTTTAGATAAACGTTGGTTATTAATTATATTTAAAGCTGATCCTCCGGTGATAATAAATGAATTCTGATTTTCAAAATAAGGTCTTACTAATTTATCAAATTTTTCTTCAAACATTCTTTGTGATGTAGCTACTAAGTTAACTTCTAGTTCTCCTTCGTATTCATTAGGTAAGTCTAATTTTTCTTTCAATCTTTTGTAGTTAGCATGTAGGTCACTAGAGTGGTAAACTCCTGTATAGAATTCTTCAAATGCTGGGAGCCATTCATCTACTACTTTACCGTAAGATGATAATCCCATAAGTTTGCCTGGGTATACTAAGCCTCCGTCTGTCCAAAAGTCTCTTTCTCTTCTTAACGATTTAGTATACTGACCTAGTTCAGCTAATCTCATTCCTAAAGAATGATTAGGTATTTGTGCTATTTGTTTAACTCCATTTTCTCTAGAACAGTCAAATATATTAAAATTTCCATCATTACCACCGCCATCAAAGCTACAACCTCTTATAGTGCTGTATGATGATTGGTAAAAAGCGCAGGCCATATGCCCATGTTGGTGATTAACTAATTCATATCTTTCTGCATTAAAGAATTTTAATAATTCTGTATCTGTAGTAAAGTGTTGTTTTCTTAAAAATGAAAGATCTATCTGATTAAGAAGTAGTAAATCAAAATGCTTTACTCCAAATCTTCCCATTAGGTAATCTTTAATTAATGTCATAATAGTTTTAGGATCTTTAACTCCTACTTGAGCTAAACAACCACCATTTTTAACATTAGTAAGTCTTTCAAATTCTAAGACTTCTAATATCTCTCCATCTTTTGAAATAGTCATTGATGCATTGTGTCCTAAAAACACACTCAGTATGTTCATATTCTTCTTTCTTTTATATTAATTTTTGCAAATTCTTCGTACTGTTGTAATGTTCTTTCAGTTCCTAATCCGTATTCACCTAAATCTCCTCCAAATATTAATTTATAAAGTTGTTCCATTGCCTTAATATGGTTTTTATTACCATCTAATACTTTGAAATGATGTATATGATTAGGTCTAGATAAATGCCAAGACACTATCTGACTGGGTATATAAATATTATACCCGTGAGTGAATGATCGTATAGATAAAGCAAATTCTTCTCCTGTATAGTAATGTTCAGGGTCGTTTTTTACTTCTAGAAGCCAACTTCCTTGGGTAAATACAAACCCCGCGTATAATAAAGATACGTTATTAGGTTTTCTATTAGTATGGGCTTCATCTTCATATCCTCCAAACATAGGCCAGTAGTCTCCTGTAATAGACTTTATTGTCGGTACATTTATGATATATGGATCATCTATATGTTTAAAGTCATAATCTAATCCTAACTCTTCCTTTCTAAAAAATGATGGTGATAGGTAAGAAAGAAGTGGCTTATTGTTATTTTCTTTTAGTTCTAAATATTCTTTAACTAACAGTACATCCCAATTTTTTACCATCCTAATATGAGCATCTAACTGTAGTACATAGTCTTCATTTTGGTATAGAGTAGTTACCTGATTTCTAGCCCAACACCCCCCTTTCGATTCTTCAAACCAGTATTTTTTTATTCTAATATTATACCTATTAATTAAATCATCTATACATGTTTCATTAGTCCCCTCTTCGTTATTATATTGTAATATTATTCCAAAAGTAATATTTTCTGGGTGTTTAGCTTGATTAATACAGCTTAGTATTGTATTCCTTAAGTCTGTATCTATAAAACTAGCAATAGATATAAAAATTGTACTACCCATTTTTAATTATTATAAAGTCCTGTAAAAAATGCTCCCCATTCTTGTACCCTGTTATACTGATGTACTATGCAGAAAGTTTCTTTAGTGTTCTTATTCACAATCTCAGTACCTTCTTTGATTGGCACTCCGTACTTATATTTATCTGCGAAACCCCACTCATAAAATACACTACTAGGTCCAGCTACTCCGCAATGTACGGCTAATCCGTTATCACTATTAACTATCTGAATATTATCGGTTAGAAAAGTAGAGAGTAGTGCTACGTTTAAAGCAGGTTGATCAGCACTTTCTAAATTTTGCTTTCTTGTAGCAACATACATATGTAATAATATGTTTGTAATAGGGTGTGGTCTGCCAAAAATAATTCCAGAGTTTACCACTTCTTTATTTTCTAATTCTTTACAAAATTCAGTATGATCTATTTCTATAGCCTTTCTATTCCAAGGTTCATCTTTATGTTCAATACCTTCTGAAGTAAGTATTATATCTTTTATTGCGTTTTTTAAAAACCATTCAAAAGGATCTTTTTGAAAAACTACATCTACGGTATCTGTTAAAAGTACTAGGTCTTCCTGTGTTAAAGTCTTTAAAAATTCTCTAGCTTTAAAATGCCTCTCCCATTTACATATATTAGTATCTACTTCATCCTTAGTAGGAGAATGTATTAATTCTATTCCTAGTGTTTCTAGTTCTAATAAACTCTTAGGTATTTCTTGATCTAGTACTAAGAGTACAATTTTACAATTACAGTACTTTAGTGCACTCTGTACCCAGCCGTTAATTCTAAGTTTATCACAATGTTTAATAGATCCTATTAAGTAGTTCATACTATGTTTTTTTAATATAATAATCCTCTAATAAAAGTGCATCCATTTGTTTATTATCTAATACCCAAAGAGCGTCTTCGTATGTGTTTAGTATAGGTTTTCCTGCTATATTAAAAGATGTGTTTAAAATTACTCCGATACCTTTCTGATTATGCATTTCTGTTAGTAGGTCGTATAGAAATTCGTTTTGTTCTCTAGTAACTGTCTGCACTCGAGCTGTTCCGTCTACATGAGTAATAGCTTTTAGTACATTCTTATATTCTTCCTTAACTTCAGGACAAAAAGACATCCATCTAGATTCTTTATTCCAGTTAAAGTACTTATTAATATCTTCTAATCTAACTACTGGTGCGAAAGGTCTATAGTATTCTCTTCCTTTTACTTTAGCATTTAAAGTATCTTTCATTTCTCCAATTGTTGGGTCGCATATTATACTTCTATTACCTAAAGCTCTTGGCCCATGTTCAGATCTTCCTCTTACTACACCTATAATTTCACCGCTTATTAGCTTCTGTGCTACATCTTTTATCTCTATTCTACTTCCTTTTCTATCATGTAATATTTTAGGTAGTAGGTTTCTATCCCACACTTCCGGACCTATATAGGTTGTGTCTACTGGGTCATATGGTTTTATTTTGCTACAAACTAACCCTACTGCTAAACCTGTATCGTTTGGATTAGGAGTAACAAAAGTTTCTCTTTGTCGTGCTAACTTAGTATTTAGTAATATATTTAAACCACAGCCGCCAGTAATAATAAGAGGAATATTATTATAAAGTTCCAGGATATTTCTTGTTTCTTCTTCAAATAACTGTTCAAACACATACTGATTAGTAGCAGCTAAGTTCTTAGCAGAATCCCCCTCTAATCGTGTCTGCTCCGATTCTATATTGAATATCTTCATAAAGCGAGTTAATGCTTCACTTATATTATCTGTTGTATTAGAATAGTAAAAATCTCTGAAAGGTTGAATAAGATTCTGGTCTACTTTCCCAAAGCCAGCTAATCCCATTAGTTTGCCGGCATAGATAAGATTACCTGTGTATATCCATTCTTGTTTTATATCCGAGATAAAATGAGAAGGCATCATGTACGACACTGCATAGTCTTTCTTACCTACGTAAATCTTCTCTATAGGTGTTTGACTCTTTTTATCTCCTAGGTAAATATTAAAAAAACCTTCGTCACTTCCTCCGTCAAAGGATATAATTAATGCTTTGTCGTAGTTAGATTGATATAGTCCGGAATAAGCATGAGCTTCGTGATGCGGTAACCACTGGTAGTTATTAGCTGGAAATATTTTCCACATCTCTTTATCTACTGAGTTATATACTACGTTGTCGTATTTTTCTACTCCGTATTTTGTGTTAAAGTAGTTTTTAATTTCTGTTAATAATTCTACTATATTATCATGATGCCCCCAATAAAAGAAAGCAGCATTCTTTACGTTAATTAAACGTTCAAGTTCTACTACTTCTAGGACTTTTCCTTTAAAGGAAATAGCTAAACTACCATTATGTGATCCAAAAAAACCTAAATTAAACATATTACCTTTTTAATTTTATATTAAAATAACTTTCTAAATCATCTAATGTTCGTGTGTGTGTTTCGTTAAATAGAAAATGATTGAGTAAGTCTATTGCCGTATCATCTATAAAATATTTATTATTATGCTCTCTATACGGTTCATCTGTATCAGATGTTTTAAAGTTATAGTTATGCCATACTGTTGCTAAAGATGTAACTCTCAAATTCCAACCTTTTAAGTAGCTAAGAAATGTTTGAAAATCTTCTTCTCCGTTAAATCTTATATTATTTGGTATCTTTACTTCTTCTAACCATTCTCTCCTAGTAAATAAAAATCCTGCGGCAGCCCATCTAGTCTCTACTACTTTATAGTCCTCTAGGGTAGGTAAATTTTCAGCTATATGTCTATTGTCGTTACTACTTGATTCTTGTAAAAACCTTCTTATACGCAAAGGTGTATTGTTTGGCTTATCTAAATATTTTTTTTCGTAATCTGGAACATCAAAATGATTAGGGTAGGTGGTTAAAATTACTTTACCTTCTTCTATACTGTTATACTGGTGTATTAAGATTGCATCCCAAGCCTCTCTAAATCTACTATGTGAATCTACCTGTAAAAAGTAATCTTCATTCCCTACAAGCTCGTTTTTTATTCTATTTCTAGCATATACAACACCTTTTGCTTCTTCTTTAGGTGTAAATATTATCTTTAAATTTGGGAAGTTAAGTTGTTTTAGTTTCTCGTATGCTTCCTCTGTATCCTGCAAATTAACTCCTACGTATACTCTACTAGGGTCTATAGCTTCTGAATATAAACTCTTTAATGTGTCTATAATCTGAGAATCACAGTAGCTTGCAATTGATACAAATATACTCCCGTTACCGAAACTCCAACTATCATTATATTCTCTAAACCAGTTTCCTTTATACTGAGTATCAGCTGTAAAAGGTACTTGATTATATTGCTCAAATGTTTCTGTATTAAGGTAGTAGTTTTTATCTTCAATATCTGACATGTATCCTCTCATTCTATAAATGTAAGAAGATAGTGTTGAATGGCTATTACCTATAAATTTAATACCCCTAGTACATATAAATTGTTCTATAATTGGAACCCAGTTAATATCAAACTCGGTGAAAATACTTATTTCTTTTTTTATATCTTCGTAAAAAAATACCTGATAGTACTCTAATAATGGTTTAAAGAATTCTTTATCTCTATGGTCTGTTGCTACATACAACTTACTTCCTTGCGGAATTATACCTTTTATATTTTCTAAGATCTGTTCGCAAGGAATAAATAACTCTTTATATTGGAAATCATTTCGTCTAATATGAATTGAATAGTATTCCTTATCTCCTAACTTATTAATAAACTGCCAAGCTAGATCAAAAATATCTGTTCGATAATGGACATACTTTGCAATAAGTTTTTTAATTTCTACATCTAAACTAGTAAATAGGGTCTGATGTGTTACTCCTAGTAAGTTTGATTCTAGAAATAAGTATTCCTCATCTGTATAGAGGTCTTCTTTATTAAGTATTGGACGATGTTTTGAGAACTTATTAGGAACTGGTATTTTTTCAAAATTTATTACATGTCTTACTGCGTCGTAGTCTAATACTTTCGATACTGCTTTTACACTTTCGTAATTAGTATCTAATCCTTTCTCTTTACAGAAGTCATCAAACGAAATAGAGATTACTCCTAGGTTAGAAGTATCAAAAAACGATTCCATGCTTGAATGTCCCTGTAAAAGGTACATATTATACTCTGGGGTTAGTACTAATTTTCGGTTTGTTAAGTAAGCTATACAGACTGCTAGCTCTAAAGACATCCTTATATTATTAAAACCACCTGGCCATGGTCTAAAAACTATATACCCTTTACTTCCGTTATAGAATTTAAAAATATTTTCAAAATCCCACTTTGTATAGTAAATATAATCTGTTCTAAATTGATCAACTCCAGTAACCATTTTATTACCTGCTTCACTAATTGTTTTAGATAAATCGTATTTCTTTTTTTGATCGAAAGTATGGTCTTGTTTAAAAAATAATGTACTTCCTTCTTTATCTGGTATAACATTCGGGTAATGCATAATACTTCCTAGTATAGTTCTTTCGTGGTCATTCCAAGCTGTACAAGTTCCAATATCTTGTATAAGGTCTACTTTAATATTAGAATCTTTAATAGCATAATCTAATCCCCACATTTCAGCTTCCCATCTACCTTCTTTTTTACGTATTTGCTCACAGTACTCTGTATATTTTTTATAAAACTTTTTTAAAGTCTTAAATTTTAGAGCGAAAGGGTACATTATACCTTTAGTATTAAGAATATCTTTATCTCGATCTTCCCATCCTTTAAGTGGCATGTAGTGAATAAAGTCTTGACCAACTATATGATTATCTTCTAGATCGAAATCTACTGCTTTAGTAAACAGCATATCGGGATCTAAAAATAAAAGTTTATCTTCTTCTTTAAAGTAGTTGTTCTCACATAACCATTCTACAGATCTATATTTATTAGGAATACCACCCCACCAGTCGTCGTTTGCTGTTTGCCACAGGTGTGCATAATCGGGCTGATCTATTACTATTGCGTCTGATAAAAAACTAAAATCTGGTGTTTCATGTCTATGTCCGTAATCTCCGGAAAGTAGAACTATTAATTTACCTTTTTGATTTACTTTTTTTAATGACCAGTGTAGTAACTTTATCTGCCATGCTTGGTATTCACATCGACTAGTTCCAACAACAATATAGTCCATTTATTAAGGTACAAATTTATAATCTGCTAATGTATAATGTAAAAAGAAGTTTCTAAAGTACTCACCTTCGAAAGGTTCAATTCGGCCATGTTTATTAGTAGCTGACTCATATAGGATCATTTCTCCTACTTCTGCGTAAACTTTATGCCATCTTCCTAAGTGGTCTTGTATATCTATAGGCCAATCTCTATCTACTTTTTTATCTACTATAACGATAGAAGAAATATGATGAGTAGTAAATGTATCTGTATGAGGTACTAAGATAGATCCTCTTTTATATGACCTAATTCCATAAATCCACTTAGGGATTAATTTTTCTTTATGTCCTATAAACTCTTCGTGTAATGGTTGCAATTCTTCTGAGATAATCTCTCTTATACGAGTAAAAGCATCCATACTAAATATTTCAACTGGGGCATTTCCTTGGTTGTCGTGAATGAAGTTTGTAATACCGTCCCAGTTTTCGTCTTTAACAGTATGTTTTAGTAAGCTATATGCTTCATTTATAAGTTGAAAGGTTTTTTCAGGTACTTTGACTACTTTAAAACCTAATTCAGTTAACTTTGGTAAATCTTCTTTTTTAGAAAATGTTTTTTCTGCTAGTTTTACTGGTATTACCATTTCTAAGTATTCTTTCGCTAATTTAGCATCTTCTGCGCTATTAAATACATTTTCTCTAAACCATTTAGTTATAATAACTTTTCTACCTTGCTTAACTGGTAGTCCTGCGTGAAGAGCAGCTGGGTTTTCACTTCCTGTACCGTCTGAGTTCTTCCAAACTACTGCTGTACCTTTAACTGGTGTAATAGTTTTCTGTAATGTAGGAAAATCAGTCTCTCCTCCCTCTTCTACATCATTTAAGTATATCATAAATGTCCAAGTTCTTTGGCCACTTGATAAACAGTGGTTATGGTATGCGTCTTTACCAAAAGCGTCCTGGTGGTGTCTGAATTCTTGGCCTACTTCGTAAATCTGTCCTTGAGTTGGTTCTGAGTAAGAGGCTTCTATTCCTAACTCTGTGTACATCTTTTGGTTTACTTGGCTAACAATCGGTTCAGTGTCGAGTAGAACTGCTGTAGAACTAGTACGACCTTCGTTATAAATAATAGACTGTGCTCCGGTACCGGCTACGCTTGATCGAGTACTTCCAGTCTCTGTTAACCTTACAATATGGTCACATTCTTCGTTAGTTAAAAACTGCGGTATAGTAAACATTTCCAATCCATGGCTGTTCTCTATGTATATTCTTTCCATATAATCTATTTTTTTTATCCGTCACAAGCTACACAGTCTTCTGTTGTTCTACTCCCAATATCTCCGTTAATTACAGAATCTGTTCTTAAATAATATAAGGTTTTTACTCCTAACTTCCAAGCCGTCTGGTGAACTAAATTAATAAATTTAGGACTGTCTGTTGGGTCGAAAGCTAAGTTTAAAGATTGAGTCTGATCAATATACTGTTGACGTAGTGCTGCTTGCTCTACTAATTGTAACTGATTAATCTCAGCAAACGTTAAGAAGATTGGTTTATCCTCTGCAGGCATTACATCTTCTGGTAAATTTGCAATAGAACCTCTATCTTTCATAATTTGGTCCCATACTTCTTCTGTATTATGACCTCTTTCTAATAAATAGTTTTCTAGTTCAGGATTTTTACGAATAAAAGTTCCCTTCCCTGAATTAAATGTATAAATGTTTGCCGGTAATGGTTCAATACCTGCCGATACTCCTCCTGATATAGTTGAATTAGATACTGTTGGTGCAATCGCTAGTAAGTGCGTATTTCTTACTCCCGTTCCCTTACACCAAACTGGTTCCCCGTATTCATCTGCTAACTTTCTAGAAGCAGCTTCGGCTTGTGATTTAATTTGAGAAAAAATCTGATGTGTTAAGCTATTTGCTGCAATACCGATAAAAGGAATTTTCTTTTGCTGTAGCAATGTATGCCATCCTAGCACTCCCAGTCCAATTGCTCTACCTTTTTTAGCAGAACGGTGAGCTCTAATTAAAGATTCTTTTCCATTAGTCTTAATTAAAAATTCTTCCATTACTCCGTCTAAGAAATAAATTGCTGTTTCAATTAAGTCTGTATTTTTCCATTCATCCCACTTCGTTAAATTAACTGAACTTAAACAGCATATAAAACTATGTTCTTCATCTGTATGTAGAGTGATTTCCGAACATATATTCGTCATAGTCACTTCTAAATTATTTTTAATATAAGCAGGAGGGTTAGCGTTATTTACATTATCTTTAAACATAATATAAGGCTCTCCAGTCTCTACCCTAGCCTTTAGTATTTCTACCCAGACCTCCATTGCCTCAGCGTCTCTACGCTCGATCTTTTGCATAAAGTTATCATCCACTATCACGCATTGGTGTAGGTTGAGACACTGTCTATTCGGATCTCCTTTTGGTCGTCTAATTTGCAGGAATTCCTTAATATCTGGATGATTAATATCTAAATTTACGGAAGCAGCTCCTCTACGTACCGCACCTTGGTTAGTTGCAATAATAGTAGAGTCGTATATTTTAGCCCAAGGTATAACTCCTTCTGATTGACCTAAATCTCCATTCCCAATCTTAGATCCTCTTCCTCTAATTTTAGAAAGACCAATACCTACTCCACCCCCTAGTGAAGTTAATCTCATCAACTCGGCATTCGTTAGCCCAATTCCTCTAATAGAGTCTGGAGTATCAATACCAAAGCATGAAATAGGTAAGCCTTTATCTGTACCTGTGTTAGATAAAACTGGTGAAGCTAAATTTAACCAACCTTTCCACATGTACTTAAAAAACTTTGCTGCTAAATCTGGTCGGTCTAATCTTGCTGCTACTGTATCTGAAACTCTCTTAAATGCTTTACGAGGATTTTCACCCGGTAAGAGGTATCCTTTAGAAATTGTTGATAGAGAAATTTCATTCATCCATTCAGGGTAATCTTTTCCTGCTTCCCAAGCGGAAGTATCTACTTGTAATGCCATAATATACTCTAGTTAATTTTATTAAAATGCTTTTGACCAATCCATATGCCCTTTAGAGTAATTTGTTACTCTACTTGCAAAAAAGTCTGTGTGTTGTTTACCTGCAATTACTGCATCAAACCATTTCATAGTCTTTAATGCTCCTGTATCAATTTGATCAGAAGGAATTAGAGGTTTCAAACCTAAATCTCCCATCTTAGTATTAACTCTATGCTTAATAAAGTTTTTTAGATCTTCTTTAGATAGATTTTCTAAATCCCCTAATTCAAAAACCTTATCAATAAAATCAAACTCTAACTTAATAGCCAAGTGGGCTGCTGTCTCAATTTCGCTTTGTAATTTTTCTGTATTAATCTCTGGGTATTCAGAAAGTAGTTGTCTAAATAACCAACAACCAGCCTCAGAGTGTAAAGATTCATCTCGTACAGACCATTCAACAATCTGGCCAATACCTTTTAATTTATTTCTCATTTTGAATGATAATAGTATTGCGAATGAAGAAAATAAATTAACGCCTTCAGTAAATGCTGAAAATATAGCTAATGATTTAGCTCTTTCATGCCAGTCTGGTTCTCCATTGTGACTATCTCTAACATTCATTAAAGATTCAATCTTAGCTTTTGTAGATTCGTCTTCTAGAAATTCTGCAAAGTTATCTAAACCTAACTGCTCATTAAGTAGAGAGTAAGCTTCTGCATGGATCGTTTCAAAAGATCCAAAAGTTACCCCCATCATAATAATCTCCGGCTTTCTAAACCAGCTAGTTACTAATCCAGTCCAGTAATCATTTACTACTGTTTCTGTTTGAGCGAATCCTTTTAATATACCACCGACTACATTCTTCTCATGGTCTTTAAGATTAGATTTCCAATCTGTTACGTCTTGAGCCATTGGAACTTCTGTATGAAGCCAATGTGCTTGTTGCTGTTTCAACCAGTATTCATACGCTTGAGGGTATTCAAACGGCTTATAAACAACTCTTTCATCTCTTAGTCCCATAGTGTATTTTTAATGTTTTAAATAATAAAATCCCCGTGATTTTAAGCATTACTCTGCTTTCGGGGATGTAGAAATAAATAGCTTCTACTCCTACTTGTTATTGATTTTGCTCGAAGAATTTCTTAGCAATTTCGAAATGAGTTCCTTGCGGACTACTATTTTCATCGTCTATGTTTGCCTTTCCTTCAATTACAATATGGCCGTTATTAGTATCCATCTTAACATTATATGTCATGCCGTCTTGTCCGTATCTATTCTTCATAACGTGCAAACGGCCAGTGCCTAAAACTTTATCTTCTTTCTGTCTTGATAACGATAAACATATATCAGCTACCATCATCTTATCATAAGAACCGGCTGCTTTATCTCCTTCAATTACGTTATCTTTAGCTCCCATACGGTTAACCTGAGATGGTGTTAATATCGGTATTTTTAACTCTTTAGCTAAACTTTTAGTAGCAATAAATACATCATCTATTTCATCTTTACGTTCTGAGTATTTACCTCTAGATGGTGCTTTTAAATAATCTACATAATCAATAATAATCAAGTCCGGTTTATGACCCATATCAATACACTTCTGTACGTGGCTCTTAATGTTATTTACTGTCGCTGCTTTAGGAGCATATTCTTTTACAATAAGTCTACCTTTCAAGTTATTAATTTGAGTCTCTACTTCTTTTCTATGTCTATTAACCTCGTCAATAGAGTAACCTGTAAAGTAGCAATCGAATCGCTTACCTACATACTCTTCCCCTAATTCTAAGGTATAATAATTAACTTTAAAGCCTAGCTTTACAGCATGTGCTGCTGCTGCTACCATCGTCCAAGATTTACCACCACCTGGGTTACCGAATACAATAATTAGGTCTCCAGGTCCCCATCCTCCTTGAATAGTTTCGTTTAGTAATGGCCATGGTGTAGGTATAGTAGGTCTGTAGTCTGTTCTATATCTAGACTCAACATCCTTATCATACTCATGCCCAATATTTTTATCCATTGCTGCTTTCATTGCTTTTTCAATAAGGTTACGAATACCTTCGAAATCGCTTTGCTTTAATAAGTCTGCAGAAGATAGAATAGCTGCTTTCATCTCTTGGTTTTTACAAAACGTAGTAAATTCTTCTTCTACATAATCTAAATCATCTTGAGATGCGGCATAAGAGTTTCTCAACTCTTCTTTTACTGCTACCTGAAGTACTTCGTTTTCGATCTTTTGAAGTTCTACTTTCAGTACATCCATTGTAACAGTCGTATGGTATTTATCGAAGTATTTAAGGATCTGACCTATAATCCACTTATGGGTATCTGAGTCGAAGTAATCCTCTCTTAATACGTCTCTTACTGTTAGTAGGTAACCTTTATCTGTGAGTAAGGCGCCTATTACTTTAATCTGGAAGGGTTTTCCATACTGCGTTAACTTCTGCAATGTCATATAACTTATTGTTTAAAAACCGTTAATGTTCTAAAATTTTCTAACCATCCTTCTGTGTTCTTAGTTATGCCTTCGATTTTATCTATATCTAATAGATGTAAAAAGGCTCCTGTTTGTAGAGGTGGTACAGCTTCTTTTAATACATTTAATGTATGAAGAATTTCTTTATCATCCAACTGTCCTTCATGTAAATTCATCAGTTGGTAATTTGTTTTTACCCGATCCCAGTTGTGAATTATTTTAGCAAAAATAGACTTACCATCTAGGTTCTGCTCACATACCGTGTAGATATCTTCTAACTCGTAATTCGGATTTGTATTTAGTCCTGGGAATTCTTTGATTAAGGTCTTTAAGCCTAATCCTTTAACTCCGGCAAGGTTGTCAGAGTTGTCACCTAGTAGTGCCTTTACAATATTATAGTTTTGAGGTAGTACTTCTAACTCTTTAATAATATTATCTTTTGTAAAAAGTGTTTTCTTTATTGGAGAGTATACTGAAATACATCCGTCTATTAATTGTAAGAAGTCTTTATCAGATGAAACGATTGTAACTTGTTTACCAGATGCGGATGCTCCTAGTGCTAAGTCTGCTATAATATCATCTGCTTCTAACTTCTCCATCGTTAGACTATGTAGAGGTAAACATTCAAGGTAGTCTTTTAATCTATCTAACTGTGCAGATAGTGATTCGTACTCTTCTTGCTTATTCTCATACATACCCCAGTTGGTAATTCTTGTATGTTGTCTTTGTGCTTTATAATTAGGATCTATATTCTTTCTATTAGTAGAAGAACCTTTTCCGTCAAATACACAAATAACTCTTGTAGGGTCAATTGTTCTTACTAGGAATCCTAGCGATCTTAAGAAGCCTACAAGACCACCGATATGGTGGCCTTGAGGGTTCATTGCTCTTAGGGTTGAGAAGCTACGAATAAATGTATTCATAGAATCTATAATCAGTAAATGATCATTTAACTCTCTAGGAGGGGACTCTTTAAGATTCTTTAAAATTTTACTATAGTCTGCCATTAATCGTCTAGTAAGTTTGGTGAAATGTAATCTTCTTCCATATCACCTTCTTCAACTAAACTAAAGTCAATAGATCCTAAAAGTTTTAACCAATGCTCTTTGTGCTGGTCTTTATACTTATCGATTGCTTTCTTATCGTCAGCAATAAAACCGTGAGGGGTCATTACAATTCTTCCTCTTGTTTGAACTCCTTCAATATGGTTTTTTTCAATCTGTATGTTTGTTCTTTTAGCAAATTCTACTTGAAGGCCGCTTTTGATAGCTTTGATCTTAGAAGTACCTGGATTAGTAATATTACCAAATGTAACTACTAATGTTGCATCATACCACATCGACATACCGCCTTTATTTTGTAACTTAGGTTGTGACATCGGTGAGTCAGGTTTTTGAGTCCATACTTTGTTAATAGCTACTAGCGTATTAGTATATGGACTTCCTTCTTTTCTAGATAACAATATCTTCTGGTTCAAGTTATTTCCAAACTGTGTAGACATTGCACCTGCATTCCATTCGTTGTTATTCTTGTTAGAACGTACTGATAGATCACAAGGTACAGAGCCTACAGAATCCCAGAAGAAACATAAGTCGTGAGGTAAGTTTCCTTTAGCCTGTTCGTCTAAAAGATCCGCTATATAAGATGCTACATCCTCGATAGTATTCAACGTACCTCTATCTGAATAGAGGAAGAAGCCTTCGTAGTCTGTAATCTCTCCAGTTGATTCATTTATTACTTCTTCAAACTGTAGACCCATCTCCTTAGCGTGTTGCCAAGACCATTTCATTTCCGTGATAATTAATACCGGTAGAATTCCTAGCTTTTGAGC